ATTTATAGTGTCGTTTTAAACGATATTAGCAACGATAGTACATTGATAGATAACAAACTAGAGATGTACAATAAGATAGATTTAACAATTTTATGCAACGAACTTTAAAAATGAAATATTATGAGCGTGTTGAATGGGACTTTATACGTGTATAGCGTAGATGGCAATGTAATAGGTGCAACAACTAATGCATCTATTAGTTTATCGGTAGATTTACCCGATGCAACAACAAAAGACAGCGGCGGATGGGCTGAACACATTCAAGGTTTAAGAAGTTGGGAAGGTAGCTTTGAAGGGCTATACGATCCAAGCGAAACTTACACCATTAATGACATTTACACCCTTATCAACTCGCGTACTGATTGGGCGGTTGTATTCCAACACACGGGTGCAACGGCGGGTACTATCAGCTTTACAGGTACAGCTAGTTTTGCATCTTTGGAGCTAACTTCTGAAATGGAAGCGAGCATGGGATGGAGTACAAGTTTCACAGGTAATGGAGCATTAACAGCCGTAGAATTAACATAATGACTGGCATTTTTGAAATAGAACCGTTGAAAGTTAGGGGGCAGTTTTGTCTCCTAGCTTTTAAATACTATTCAGAGCATTACGGCGGTGTGTTACCGCAAGATTTGCTAAGTCATATTTTCGTTAACCAAACGATTAATAGCTTTAGGTTTAATGATTTGCTTTATTACAGTTGCAAGGCTTATTCGGAGCTAACAGATGAACCTTTTGATTACAACTATAAAAAGTTTTCAAACGATTGCGCTAAAATTAATCAAGACCAAATAACTAATCTTATTTCTAAATTGTGGGAAGCTGAAATGTTAGGTTCTACTATCTTAGAAATAATGAAAAAAGGGATTGAAGTCGAAGCAAAAAAAAAGCGCCAACCTTTGAAGAAATCTACTGCACGGGTCTAAGAATTGGCTTAAAACCGAAGGAGTTTTGGAGTATGTCAAGCGGAGAGTTTTACGTGTACCTAGACGGGTATCACGAACGAAACGAAAACGCGAAAGAAAACACAAGGCTCATAATGCGGAGCGCGATTGCACCACATAGCAAAAAGAAAATTAAGCCGAAAGATTTGATACCTTTGAGCAGAGATAAAAACGTTACTACCAAGTTAAAAGACCAAGTAAGTAAGCAAGATTACCTAATTAAAAAAGAGCAGATAGAGCGATGGCACAAGAGAAACAAGACATCTTAGTTGCGAAGTTAATGGCTGATGTTAGCTCTTTTAAAAAGGGCATGAATGAAGCTACAGAAAAGGCTAATAAAAGTGCGGGAAAACTGCAAAAAACATTTGCCAAAGTAGGTAATGCGATGAAGCTAGGATTAGCAGCGGGCGTTGCTTATTTAGCTTATAATGCGATTGGAACAGTTAAGGACTTTGAACAAGGTATAGCCAACCTTGCAGCCGTAACGGGGCAAAGTGTTGATGAGATTGCAGGGCTTAAAAACGAAGCGTTAAGGCTCGGTGGTGCAACAGCATACACGGCAAATGAAGTAACTAAGTTACAAACTGAACTTGCGAAATTAGGCTTTAGAGAAGCTGATATTGTAGACCTTACACCCGCAATATTAAACCTTGCACAAGCAACGGGAACGGATTTGGCAAACGCCGCAAGTTTAGCGGGTAGTGTTGTTCAGTCTTTCGGATTAGAAGCCAAAGATACTGTTAAGGTGGTCGATATAATGACCAAATCTTTTAGTGAAAGTGCTTTGGATATTAGCAAGTTTGAAGTCGGAATTAGACAAGTTGCACCCGTAGCAAAAACGGCAAACGTTGAACTTAGTAGAGTAACTGCAATGTTAGGTGTTCTTGCGAATAACGGTGTAAGAGCAGAAACAGCGGGCGTTGGACTTAGAAACATACTGCTAGAAGCTGCAAAGCGGGGAAAACCTTTTGAAGAATTATTAAGCCAAATAAATGATAGTGCGGACAAATCCAAAACAGCAATGGAATTGTTTGGCAAAGAAAATGCAGCTGTTGGTGTTATATTAGCTGAAAGCACAAGCAAGGTGGGCGAGTTGAATGATTCGTTACTTCTGAGTGCGGGTACTGCTCAAGACATGGCAGACAAGCAGCTAGACACTTTGCAAGGTCGATTTACTTTGTTAACTAGCGCATGGGATGGCTTTATTCTAAGTATTGAAAATGGTTCAGGCGTAATAGGCCATTTATTCAAGAGTGCTTTAGAATCTGCAACGAAAGTATTAAATGTTTTTGCGGGCGATATTGACAGCGGAATTAAGCCACTTACCAAATTAAGGGCAGAGTTTCAAACACAAATAGGGGTTTTAAATGACGTTACTTTAAGCGAAGAAGCTAGGCGAAAAGTAGTAGGCAAAATAAACGAACAGTATAAAGACTATCTACCAAAACTAATATCTGAGAAGGACAGCTTAGAAGACCTAAATACTATTAGCAAAAAGGTCAATGATACGATTACCCAAAAGCTAATATTACAAGCGCAAGAAGAGAAATTAAGCGAAAGAATTAAAGCCGTAGTTGATGCTAAAAGTGCTGTTTTAGAAAATGAGATTAGGCTTAGTGAAATACAAATAGAAAAAATAACAGCGCAAGGGGCAGCATTAGCTTATCTTACACAAGAAGAAATCAATCTAGGTGGGGCAATGGCTTACAATGCCAAAGTCTTAGGCGAAAGCGAAGAAAGCCTTACAGATTTATTCAATATACAAGAACAAGTAAGGCAACAATTAGCTGTATTAAGCCCAACAGTTGAAACAGTTACCGAAGATTTAAACGACAATAAAAACGGATTAGACGATGTAGCTGATAGCGCGGATAACGCAAACGAAAAGATAAAAGCCTTAGGCGGTAGCTTTTACAATCTAGGCACGGCAATAAATAACTCAACAGCGCCAATAGGTAATTTTACGGCGGGGATGGATGAGAGTATGGCTAAGCAGCAGAAACAGCACGAATTAGTAAACGTACTTTCACAAGGTTTTCAACAAGCATTTACTGAGATAGGATATGCAGCGGTAAACGGTCTAGGATTAGCCGCAACAGGTTTGCAAGGCTTCTTAGGTGTAATGATACAAACAGCAACGCAAGCGATAGGCGTGGCATTAAGTCAATCTTTGGCGAATGGAGTATTAGCATCAACTAACTTAGCCGTTTCTTTAGGGCCAGCGGGTATTGCAGCTTTGCCCGTCTTAATAGGTGGCGCAATAGCAGCGGTAAAAGCGGGATTTAGTCAAGTGCCCGCGTTGGCAAATGGTGGTATAGCGTCAGGGCCAACAATGGCGTTGGTCGGAGAGTATAGCGGCGCAAGAAGTAACCCCGAAGTAATAGCTCCTTTAAATAAATTGCAAGGTATGATCAACAGCGGAAGTAGCGGTGATGGCTTTGTGGCATCAACAAGAATACAAGGTAGCGACTTGCTCCTATCAATAGAAAGAGCAACAAATCAACGAAATAGAACACGCGGTTTTTAATGGCAGATGTAATACTTACAAGCGAATTCACTTCTAATCAAGATATTGATTACAAGGTTGAAATAATCGACACGACAGCGGGCGCACCATTGGCAAATACCTTTAAGGTGCAAGACGTAGTTTTAACCTACGATCCTGAAACGGATGCTGCAACGGGTCAAGTTATACCTTCGCTATGTGACATCTATTGTTGGAATGAAGGCGGTTATTTCAACAATACTTTTATACCCGCTTTAATTCAAACACAACAGAAGCAATTCCAAATAAAAGTTTACCAAGACACGGGAAGCGGGTATTCGCTTTGGTGGTTCGGTTGGGTTATTCAAGACGTAATGCTTGAAGATGAAGCGGCGCAACCTAGAATGTTTAAGTTAACTGCGGTAGATGGCCTTTCGATGTTGAAGGACAAAGAATATGACAACGCCAACACAGACGCGGATAATTGCAGCGCGGTACATAAGATACTAATTAATGCTTTGGCTCGAAATAGCCTGAATACCTTAGTAGGTGCGAGTGCTGATTTCTTAGTTACTACGGTAGATTGGTGGGAAGATAGCATGACCTATGCAACAACCACAGACCCGTGTACCTTATCATTCGTTGACGTGCGAGTGTGGAATATATTCTCTAACTATTGGGAACGCGGATATGTAGATGCGTTAAGCGTTATAACTCAATTATGCGTAACCTTTGGCGCGCGGTTATACCTAGCAGATGGAGCGTATAGATTTGAGCAGTACAACGAGCGTGAAGGTACTACGATGCGCGAAGTGGCATATAGGTATGACTATACTCAAAACAGCGCAACAGATAGCGCTACAAGAGAGAAAGCAATAGCTACTAATACAAGTTTAACAAGTGCAAGAGCAAGCGGAAACCAAGAAGGGTTTTTACCTTCGATAAAACGCTGTGAAATAACTTACAAGCCTTTATTTTTAACTAAAGACTTTGGTCAATTTAGCTATACAGATGCTAGTAATGCAGCCGCTACGGTTGGTTACAATCCAAGTACAACAAATGCGGGGTTAAGCGTTAATATTGATTATTGGGCTTATGCAGCGGGTAGTATGACACTAGGCCGAAAGACCGAAATGGAGTTTTACATTGTGCTATCTTTAGATGCGGGCGGTGGAACGACATACTACTATGAGAATGTAGGTAGTGGCAGATGGACAACATCAAGCAGTCAATATGTATTCACAACGCCACAAACGAAACTAGCAACGGACGGTTATGTTGCATTCGGATCG